GGCCCTGGCGAACGACCCGACGAAGAGCCACCAGATGGTGGACATCCTGCACTGGTTCGGATACCGCAAGGAAAGCGGATACCGCAGTGATCCGGGGCGCAACTCGCTGGTCGAGAGCGTCTACGTCGAAGTCGAGACGAAGCACGAGGTCAGGCGCGGGGGCTTCACCTACTGGCCGCTCGTCGCCTACCACTGGAACCAGTCACCGCACTCACCCTATGGCGAGAGCCCGGTCATGCTGGTCATGGCCGAGATCAAGTCGAGCAACGTGCTGTCGAAGAACGCGCTGCTCGCGAGCCAGCAGCTCACCCGCCCGCCCGTCGCCACTGCCGACGACAGCGCGATGGCGAAGCCGAACCTCAACCCGGCGGCCATCAACTACGGCGCCATCGATGCACAAGGCCGGTTGAAGATCCAGCCGATCTTCACCGCGCAGAACCCCTCGCTCGTGCGCGAAGTGCTCGAAGCCTCGCGCAGCCAGATCAAGGAAGGCCTCTACACCAATCTCTGGACGATCCTGATCAACAACCCGCAGATGACGGCGACCGAGGCCCTGATCCGTGCGAACGAGAAGGGCGAGCTCCTGGGTCCGATCGGCACGAAGCTACAGGCGGGCCTCTCGCAGCTCACTGACGCCGAACTGACGATCCTCGAAGGCAAGGGCGCATGGCGCCCCGGATCGCTTCTGGAGCCGCCTGAGAGCCTCGCCGGCCGCACGCTGCGCCCGGCCTTCAACTCACCCCTCGACTCGCCTCCGCCGACTCGAACGAACTCATCGGCATCCAGCGCACGCTAGAAGTCGCAGGCCCGCTCGCGCAGCTCGATCCCGACATCATGGACAACTTCGACACCGACGAGATCGTCAAGATCGCGCAGGAAGTCACGGGCGCACCGAAGCGCATGCTGCGCAAGAAGGATGACGTGGCCGCCATGCGCGAACAGAAAGCGCAGCAGCGCCAGCTCGCGGAAGGCATCGCCACCGCGGGCGCCGCGGGGCAGGCGGCAAACGAGGCGATCCCGGCGGCGCAGGCCCTCGGCGACATGATGGGGCAGGCAGGCCTTGGCGGCTGATCCTCTCACATACGCCTACACGTCGATCTTCACCGAGACGGACGACGGCCTGCGCGTGCTGCGCGACCTGATCGCCCACACCGGCTTCATGTCGAGCCTGCCGATCGGCACCGATCCGGCGGTCCTCGCCGACCACAACGCAAGGCGCGCCGTCTTCGGCCGCATCTACGAAATCCTGATGACCTCGCACGCGGGGCAGAGGGCCTTGGCCGAGGCATTTCGCCCGGCTGAAAACACTGAGGAGAATACATGACCGAACAGCTCACCGGCATCGGGTCCGTGGAAACGGGCAACCCGGAAGGTGGCAACGGCGGCGATGCAACGGGATCCGCATCGCAGACCGCAGCTACAGGCGAAACAGGCCAGCAACCCGCTGACAACCTGGACTGGGCGAAAGCAAAAGGCTGGGTCGCCGAGGACGGTTCGGTGAAGACCGACGAAGTCCTCAAAGGCTACCAGTCGCTCGAGAAGCACCTGGGCACCATCAAGAAGATGCCCGACGAGAAGGCGACACCCGAGGAGTTGGAAGCTTTCCACAAGCAACTGGGCTGGCCGGGCGATGCCTCGGCCTATGAGTTTACTCGGCCCGAGGGCTTGCCGGAAAACATTCCCTATGACGAGGGCACCGCCGACTGGTTCAAATCTGTCGCAAATGAGGCAAGGCTTCCCAAGGCCACCGCCGATCTTCTTCACAACAAGTACGTGGAACGGTTCGCTGCCGACGTGGCCGCCTTCGAGGCGGAACTCACGACGAAGGCGAAGGCTGCCCACGAGACACTGGTGAAGGATTGGGGCGCGCCGGGAACCGAGACACACACCAAAAACACGGACGCCGCGACCAGGGCCTTGCGCTCTGATCCGAAGTTCGAGGGACTGGAAGTGGAACTCAAAGCCGCCGGCCTTCTCACGAAGGACGGCAAGTTCACCTCGCCCGCAATTGCCAACCTGCTCGCAGGCTATGGCAAGCAGATGCAGAACGACACCTTCGTCGGCAACGGCTCTGGCAGCGCAACGGAAAAACCCGTTCGCCAGGGAGACGCGCAACATCACCCAGCAATCGCTTCTCGTGAAATCGGATCCCGCTGCTGCCCGCAAGCTTGCAGTGGCAGCCGGATGGACTGCGGACCAGCTTCGCAGCGTGTTCGGCTCCTGACGCGGCTCGTGGGTTAACCCCCAGCCACAAGGATCATAGATCATGGCACTTACCAAAATCCTCGACATCATCGAGCCGTCGGTCTTTCTGCAGTACCAGAAGGAATACACGCCCGAGAAGCTCGATCTCCTGAACTCGTCCGCGATCTCCGCACCTCCGCCCGAGGTCGTCTCGCAGATGTCGGCGGGCGGCTCGATCATCGACATGCCGTTCTGGCAGGACACGGATCGCTCCGAGCCTGACATCCTGACGGACAACGAGAGCGTGGACAGCACGCCGAAGAAGATCACGGCGTCGAACGAGAAGGCTCGCAAGCTGTTCCTCGGCAAGTCGTGGAGCCAGGCCGACCTCGCTGGCGTTCTCGCCACGGGCAGCGCCAAGGATCCGCTCGCGCAGATCGCGGACTATACGGCCAACTACTGGCGCCGCATGGCCCAGATATACGCGGTCAAGACGATGGACGGCATCCGTGCCGACAACGTCGCGAACGACAGTTCGGACATGCTTTACTCGGTCTACTCCGATATCACCACGCCGCTCGCCGCCAACAAGATCAGCCCTGCAGCCGTCACCGCTGCGCGTCTGACCATGGGCGAGATGATGGACGACGTCGGCACCATCGTCATGCACTCCAAGGTGTACGGCGATGCGCTGAACCAGGAAGCGATCACGTTCGTGCAGCCCTCGAACCTGCCGTTCTCGATCCCGGTCTTCTGCGGCATGCAGGTGATCAAGTCGGACGACTGCACGGTCGTGGCAGGGTCCAACACCCCGCTCTACCGCTCTTACATCCTCGGGCAGGGTGCGCTGGCGCAGGCCGAGCACTATCCCGAGATGTCCGTCGAAACCGACCGCAAGCCTGCGGCAGGCAACGGCGCGGGCGTCACGACCCTGTTCAACCGCCGCCACATGCTGATGCACGTCAAGGGTTTCTCCTTCACGTCGTCGAGCGTGGCGGGCCGCTCGCCCACCTGGGCCGAGCTGCAGACGGCTGCGAACTGGAACCGCACGCGCCAGCGGAAGAACATCCGCATCGCGTTCCTGGAAACGAATTAGGACCATCGGGGCAGGGCGCAAGTCCTGCCCCTTTCAACAGGAGAGCCCCTATGGCCGAAGACAACATCGACGACCTGCTCGACGTGGAGAAGCCCGCCGCGCCCGAAGAGCCGAACGAGGACGCAGCACCTGTTGCGCTTCCCGAAACGGGCGACAGCGTGCTCGACGCCCACCTTCGCCGCCAGGCGAACTGGGCGAAAGACGCAGAAGAAATCTTCCGCGGCCCCACCGAGGACGAACAGCGGCGCATGAAGCTGCTCGATGATCTCGCGGCGATCGATGCCGAGAACGCGGCGAAGGCCAAGGCCGAAGCCGAAGCGAAGGCGATTGCCGACGAGAAGGCTGCGGCCAAGGAAAACGCCGCCGCGAAGCGTGCCGAGGCTGCAAGCCTGAAAGCACAGATCAAGGCCCTCGAAACCGAAGCTTCTCGCCTTGAGAAGCTGGCAAAGGACTAACGACCATGCGCAACGAAATCGTTGATCCATTTTTTCCCGGCACGACGGTTTCGCTGGCCGTCACCACGTCGACGGGCAACGTCAGCCTCACCGGGGCCGACGGCAAGGGCAAACGGCAACTGCGGCTGTATAATGCCGGATCCGTCGCCGTCTTCATCCGCATCGGCGTGACCGGCGTCGTCGCTGCCGTGACCGACATGCCGATCCCGCCGGGTGCCGTCGAGGTCATCACGCTGCGCGACGCGAGCGGCCAGATGTTCCTTGCCGGGATCACCGCGAGCAGCACCGCGACGCTTTACGCGACCGTGGGCGAGGGCGTCTGACGATGTCGACCAGGCGCCGCAGACGGTCGATGCTTTTTGCGGGCGTGTCGCTCACCGCCTCGCAACTGCTCCTCGCCTCCGAGCCATCCGGCCTTGCTTCCGTCTTGACCGACACAGCGGTGACGGAATACGGTTCCCTGGCCATCAAGGATATGGTGACGCCTCCCAACAACTACAGCGGCCATCCCTTTACCTCTGGCGGCGGTAAACTGACCTTCACCCGTGCATCCACCGCCACAAGGATCAATGCGTCTGGTGTGCTGGAAGTTGTTACCAGCGATACACCCCGCATTGATTACGATCCCGTCACGCTTGCGCCTATCGGGCTGCTGGTGGAAGGCCAACGGACAAACGTGGTTCTTTGGAACTCTGACCTAACTAAATCCCAATGGACTAAAACTAACGCAACCTGCACCCAAACGCAGACCGGGCCAGACGGAAGTTCCAATTCCGCAACCCTGCTAAGTGCGACGTCTGCCAATGCTACGGTGATACAGGCTTTCATACTTGCATCGTCCGCGCGTTTTCAGTCGGCTTATGTCAAGCGTGTTACGGGTTCCGGCACCATCGAAATGACGATGGATAATGGTTCTACATGGACCGCGATATCTATTTCATCCAGTTGGACCCGGCCCAGCATACCGACCGCGACACTGGCTAATCCGAATGTAGGTTTCCGCATCGTGACCAGCGGCGATGAAATTGCAGTTGCGGGCGTTCAAAACGAGAACGGAACATTTGCATCGAGCCTGATCCAGACCACCACCGCATCAGTCACGCGCAGTGCTGATGAAATAGGTGTCGCCATAAGTCAGTTTCCTTTTAGCGCAACGGAGGGAACCATAATTGCCGACGCCGTTGTTGCTAACAATGTGTTCAATTTTAGTATTTGGTCTATTCGTACTGACGCAAACAACCAGACCCGTAATTGGATGTGGTCCGGCGCTGCATTACAACCCCGTATAACAGTAACAAGTAGCGGTGTAACTCAAGCGGACATTGTTAATGGCTCTGTAACGGCTGGTGTTGCGTTCAAAACTGCGGGCGCCTACGCGGCTAATGATTTTGGCTCTGCATTTAACGGCAGCGCTGGGACACCTGACACCAACGGCTCCCTTCCAATAGGACTGCCTACCGAACTGACCATAGGGCGATCTGGTACTGGCGAAAGACTATTTGGTCACATCCGCCAGCTAACCTACATTCCGCGCCGCATGTCCGACGCTGAACTTATCGCAAGGACCGCATAATGGACCTGATGTTCAAAGCCACCGACAAAGCCGCATGGGACGCATTCGCTGAGACACTCCCCGCCAGCGACATTGACGAAATCGGCCAGATCGGCAAGCCGCCGACATTCGACGATGACGGCAACATGCTGACCCCCGGCGGCACCATCGAGGGCTACCACGTCAACGTGCGCGTGACCGATCCCAAGGCCGACCTCGCAGCCCTCGCGCTTGGTGCAAAGGGCGTGGAGTGGGTTGATCCCGATAGCGTGAAAACCCCCGCCCGCATCTGGTCTGGCGGCATGAACTACTGGCGGGCCGCATAATGGCATCACTCCAAACCAAGATCGCGATCTGGAACGCCGCGCTCGATCTGCTGCGCGAGCAGCCGATCGCGTCCGTCGACGACAGGACGCCCGCCGCGAAGTGGCTCGGGC